TCCACCGTACTCACGTGGACCTCTCTACTTCGCACCACAAGCGTCCCTCTGTCCTCCACACAAGCGCATCCCTCACCTACCCACGAACGCACTACGCACACCACTACGCACACCATCACCACATCCATTCACCACACACCACACACATACACATCATTAGCAAAAGAAATGAATTGATATTTATTTATTTGTTTATTCTCAAATCACATATTATTTCACACATATATTAATATGCGCATATATGCATATCACCCCTAATGCGGACCCCTACCCTATGCATATACACACCCTCACCAGCACATACACACACCACTAGGGCACACACCACACACCCCGGATATGCCAATAGAGCCGCTCACAGAGCGACCCTATATACACCCCTCACAATGGCACCCCTATGCCACAGCCAACCATTGTGCGGACACAAGAAAGCGCCGGTGAGAAATTAATCCCACCGGCGCTACCCCGCTAGTCGAGCCTACACCCGATAAATGCTGTGGTTCCCTCCGTGAATCATCTCGCGCTTGCAATGGGTCACGATTCCCATGCTGTGCTGTGAGCCGTCGGCGAGCATGATTCCGCACTCGCTGTCCTCGCCGTACCCATAGAAAGCTCTGATCCAATCAACGTCCAGGACAAGGCCGAAGCGCTCCGGCGCGCTCACATGTTCCTGCCGCTCGACTCCGGTGCTGTCCTTCCACACCATCGTCACGACACCGGGACGACCGTACGTCGAGCCGACGAACGTCACATACATGGAGCGCTCGCCGGGGTACTGAACGGTCACGGTGTAGCTAATCTGACCGGCGAGACCAACGTCGCGACGCTGCCAGCCTACCCACGGTCGGACAGTCTCACCCGCCGGAGCCGACATAGTGCGCCGACGCTTTCCGGCCGGGTGACGCGCGACGCTCGCCTCCAGCTCTGCCGCGTCGCTGTCCGGGACTACGTCGCCGGTGTGCGCGTCGATAGTGGCGATGTGCTCGCCGGTGCTGCTCACCAGCGTGTCAGTCTCGCTGTCCTGCTGCGCGAGTAGTTCCTGCTCCCACTCCGCGAGCGCTTCCCCCGCCGGTTGTGTGTCGCCGTCGCCGTGCGCGCTGTCCAGGTGAGCATTAACAGCGGCGTCGCTGTCCTCCAGGTCTACCCCGCACGTCGGGCACGCGCGGCCGGTGTCGTGGCTGTCTGCCGGGAACAGTCGCGACACGGCCGGTTCGCGCTCCGGCGCTTCGTCAACCCATTCGGACAGCGTGTCGGCGAGGAAGCGCGCACCTTGCTCGTGTGTGTCGCACACCGCCGCATCTTTGCGCCGGTGATCCGGCAGCGGCAGCGTTACCGACGCCGTCGCCGGTTCATCGCAACCGGGGTAGCCACAGAGCACGGCGAGCCGCTCCGGGTCGTTCAGGTTGCGCATATCGGACAACCGGAACAGGTTCAGTTCGCCGTCGGCCGTGTCCACCAGGAACCACTCATAGCGGTCGGCCGGAGCCAAGTCGAAAGTCGAGCTATCCGACTCGCTGAACACCCGCTCATCCTCTGCCAGCGTGATGGCGACCTCCGCGATAGCATCCCGGTAGCTCTGGCGTCCCTCCGGGAGAAGCCAGCCGCTCGCGCTGTCACTATGGAACGTCCAGGCGATATGTCCGCCGCGCACGTTCGCGATACGGTCGGCGAGCTCGCGCATGGCGCGCAACTCACCGGTGTGACGCTCTGTCTTCCCGCTCCGGTGCCAATCAATCACCATCACCATCGACGCGAGTGCCTTCACCGGCGTGACGTCATCCTCCAGGAACGTCAGCGGGTGCGTAGCCTCCCAGCTATCGGCCGGGTGACCGTCCTCGATGACGTCATAGGACCGGCGCGGCCGGGGTGCGGTCGGGTGCGGTGCGCGAGTGCCGACGATCGTGCCGGTGTGAGTCTCGCGAGTCGTGACGCCGTTGGCGTCGATGTGCGAGCGAGTGAACTCGACGCGGGTGCCGTTGGCGAGCGGTGCGGTGTGGTCGGTCATGGTATTCCCCTTCGGTCGGTGTCTGATCACTGTAACACTTGACGATCAAATCTATCAACTCGACACGGCGCACACCCGCTAGAGCGTGCGCCGTGCGTTCGCGCTATCCGCGCTTGCGTTCCTCGATAAACAGAATCACAGCCTCGCCGGAGCCGACACGAACCAGAATCGCGCGCGGTTTCCCTTCGTGGTCGATGCTGTCCAGGAACAACCCCGGAGCGGTGCGCCGTAGCGTCTCGGTGTACTCCTCGCCTCCGGCGCGCTCCGCGAGGAACTCACGCGCCACAGTCCACCGGCGACGGCGAGACAGCGTCTCGCGCCGTGTCCAGGAACCGACAACCCAGCACTTAGCAGAGAAGTCGATGGTCTGCCGCGCGCGCGGGTAGCCGTAGCGAGCGGGGTAGGTGGTGATGATTACATCCGTCGTGGTGCGCTTGTGTGTCATTTGAGTCCCTCCAGGGTTGCTGTCTGCCGGGTGATCATGGTTGCCGCGCTGGACATATCCGGAGCGAGATACGTCGCCGACGGAACCGGCCGACGCTTACCCCGGTGCGCGACACTCCGGAGCCGGTCACCCTCACGAGCGGGGTTGTCGACGGCGAGCCAGATAGCGCCGTCGCGTCGCCGCTCCAGCCTCCAGTGTTCGGCGCTCCAGATACCGGCAGCGATAGCGGCGTGAACGTAGCGAGCGAACGCGCTAGCAAGCTCGCCGGACACCGGCACCGGCCGACGGAGCGTGACGGCGTTCACAGGTCACGGCCGAAGATCATGGCAAGCGCGGACTTGTTGGCGTAGCGCTGGATAGCCTCGCACCCGGAGCACTGCCGAACGAAGTAGCTACCGGTAACCGACTCGCCGGAGTATTCCCACCGGTGGTTCCGGTGCTGCGCTGCCAGTGTGAGCGACTCAAACCGGTTACCGGTCATCCAATGGAACACCTCTGCGTCGGGGTAGACGTTCGGCACCGTGACGCTGTCATCCCGCTTGAAAAGCTCTGCCAGGAAGATTCCCCACTCATCCCACGTCGCGGCGTAGCAGTCGCTCCGGCCGCGATCGTTCGGACGGCGCGAGCTACTGCCGGAGAGTTTCACGTTGAACGCGCGAGCGCGTGACTTACTCCCGTGCTCCGTGAGTGTCTCGACAGTGGCACCGGCGATACCGGCAGCGGTGTAAACGTCGACGGCCGTGAGAGTGTTCGTGTGAATGCGCATGATGGGAATCCTTTGCGTGAGTGGTGATCTGGAGGGGTGAGGGTTACAGGTAGCGAGGGCAGAAATTGACGATAGCGCTGGAGACCGTGACCAGACGGCGCTCGCCGGTGCCGTACGCCGGAGCGTCAGCGCGGCTGTCCGCAGCTTCGCGGAGCGTCACGGCGTCCCCACGGTTGAGGCTCTGGCAAACGGCGATACCTTCACGGACGGCGTTGTCCTCGTTCCCGCGCGTCATACCGTTGTTGTCGTACGCCTGGAGGAAACGCACCCGGAGCGGCGAGGCATGATCGATTCGCACGTTATCGACGGCGTGACCATTCACCAAAACGTAGCCGTTGCTGTCGACCTCGATGCCATTCCACCCGGTTCGCGCGTCGGCCGCTGTCGAGCCGCTAAACGGCGCCACCGGTGGCAGAGTGCCAACCGGCGCCGTATACGCCGGAGGGGTGACCGGAGCGGGGTTGGCCGTCGCGCTGTCCTCGCTGCCGAAGATAGCGACGAACATCGCGAGCGCGACGATAGCGAGCGACGCGCCGGACATCACCCGGAACAACTTTACGAAGCGCGCGCGGTGCGCCTTGATTCGCGCGACACCGGGGTAACCGGCGCGCCGGGTGCTCGTGTCGTCGGCGAGGCTCTGGCGAGCGCTGGAGAGTGCTCGGGTGAGTTCCTCGTCAGTCGGGTGAATCGATCCGACGATGACACCGGCAGCGTTACGAACGATCATGGTGTTTCTCCCGTGAGTGAGCGGATGGGCCGTGCGCGCCGGGGTTGAGCCGACGCGCACGGCGCGAGGGTGAAAGATCAGAGACCGGAGCGAATCAACGTGTCGACCGTGGGGTTCACGCGCTTAGCAAGGTTGACGCGCTTTGCGAGCGTCACGCGCGGCTGAAACGTTGCCGCGACGCTGCCGGACATCACCGGCGCGGCGTAGGCGAGCGGCTGCGCCGTCGCGTCGAACTTGCACACGATGTCGAACGCGCTGGACAGTGCGCGCCACTCCAGCGAGTGACGGCCGTGACCCGACTCCAGCAAGTCGATCGCGAGCGCGGCGTAAACCTCGCCGTGTCCTGCCTCGCCGACACCGGCGAGCGCGAGTGCCTCGACGTAGCTATCCCGCATCGCCGTCGCGTCATGCTCCGCGATCATTGCCGAGACGACGTAGGTTCCGTGCGCGGTGTTGGTGGAGAAGTTCATCGGTTCGCTCCGTTCGTATCCCGCTCGCGCTATTCGCTCGCGGTGTGCCCTAACTGTAAGCCTTGATCGTCAAATCTATCAACTCGACACGCTGTGACCTAGGTCACACCGGAGGAGAGACGCGCTCTACCAGGACATCCCACGTGAACGCCACGCCGTCGCGGGTGCGGGTGACGAGCGTCTTACGGAACCACTCCGGTTCAAGTCCGGAGCGCGAGCCACCGACGGCGACGCTCTGATCAACCGACTGATAGAGCGACACCGGCGCGCGGTGCGTGAATATCTCGCCGGTTCGGTACCTTGACGCGTCGCTCTCCCGCTGGCTGCACACCAACAACCGGTTGTATTCGCGCACCGGTCCCTTGAGCACGTTCAGCGCGTGCCGCTCGGTGTGGAACTCGCTCACGTCGGTGTGGATATGAGTGATGGGGTTCGGTTCGTGCCAGCCGCGAGCCGCGAGTCGCGGCACACCCTCACCCCAGTACTCATATTCCGTGACCCGCCAGACGCGCGGCGACCCGGCAGGGGTGTGTGAGCCGTAGGGGTACAGGTGGTGTGTCTGGACAGTCATGGTGTGACCCTTCGTTAGTTGGTGCGAGCGATGAACGTACGGATAGCGGGTGAGCCGTCGCGAGCGGCGTCGGTGTGACTGACGTAGTCGAGCCGCTCGCCGTCGCGCCGGTGTGCCATTGCGAGCGTTCGCATAGCCTCGACGCTTGGGAGCCTCCAGGACACGGCGCCGGAGCGCCGGGGTACACCCCGCACGGTCACGATCGGCGAACCGGCCGCGCGGGTGCTGTGAATGGCGCACCCGCGCGCGTCGATGGTGTGGAGAGTGCTCACAGCTGTGACCACCGGTTCGCTTCGCTACGCGCGGCAGCTTCGACGCCGGTCAGCGTGTCAGCGCTGTCGAATATGACGCGAGTGTCGCTAGTCGCTTCGCCGTCGCGGAGGAACGTAACGACGTCGTTCCACTCGCTCGCAGCACGCGCGGCAGCAACGGCGCACGCTTCGTAACGCTTAACCCACTCGCGAGCGCGTTCGGCTCGGTGCTGGAGCGAGCGCGCCACCGGTTCCAACAACTCGACGTCGGTGTACTTCGGGACGATCAGACGCGCTACGTCCTCGGCGACCGTGCGAGCGGCGTCGGTCAGCGAGTTATTGAAACGGTCGGCAGAGAACACCCAAGCGCCGTCGACACCGGCGACGCTTCCCTGGTGATAGTGCGCGGCGTTGGTGTACCCGCGTCCGTCAGCGTGCGCATAGAACTCCAGGCGCGCGGTGAAGCTGTCATAGCTCCGGCCGTTGACCCGAAACGGCTCCGGCACATAGTAGGCGCCGGTGAAACCGGCGCGGAGCGCGTTGGGGAACGACTCGCGGATACGGTCCCACTGATCTTCCGAAGTGATGTCTAGATCATCGTTGTAACCGTGAACGTTCACCCCGCCAACGGCGCGCGGCGAGAAGTCGAGAAGCAGCGCGGGACGCACCCGCTCGACTTCCTGTGACTGCCGGGGTCCGTGGTTCCGAGTCTCATAGGTGTGTGTGGTCGGCCGTGCGACAACCAGTCCGCTCCGGCGAGTTCCGGCGATACGGAACGCGCGGCCGTCGCCGTAGCGCTGGACGCGGGTATCGGTGTCGCGGGTAACCGTGGTGTTCGACATGTCAGAATCTCCGTTTCCGCTCCGGCGACGCTCGCCGGTGCTCCACCACTGTAAGCATTGATCGTCAAATATGACAAGTCGACAGCGCAGAGCCGAGACAGAGTCACGAGACTGACAGGGTTGCTCGACTTGATAGGTTCCCGGTGATGTGTCATAGTTGAGCCAACGAACACCGACAACGACGATCGGCGAGAGCGCGGAACACCGGTTCCGGCGCAACGTTCCTACAGAACTCAATAGCGTGAATCGCCAGAGCGGCAACCGAGACAGGAGGACAGCTACACCGCTCGCGGACAACCGGACACACCCCGGAGCGTCACGGCAGCCTAGCAACAGAGGCGAACCGGAGATTAGGGGTTGTGTGAGGTTTGTTCGGTGTGATAGGTTTGTGTCATGACAACGACAGCGAGCCACCAGAGCCACTCACCGGCCACACCCGCGACGTACGGAACGCGCGACGGTCCTCGGACCTCGACGCGGAACGGAGGACGCGCCTCCGACCGGCAGGGAACTAGACCCTAGGCCCGACCACCCCAGCCGATCCGCCGCCAGCCCCAGCCCAGCCCGGTACAGCCGGTACTAGACGGTACTAGCCGATTCACGCCATTGAGCCAAGACAACCGATCACCGAAATCAGGAGAACACGTGACCGCGAAGAACCCCACCCCCGAAGAGCGCGAAGCGATGGACATGGTCGACGCCATCTACGAGTTCGCCGAGGACAACAGGTGGACGATGGTGAAGTCCGGCGTCAACAAGAAGTACGCCTGGGCACAGTTCAGCCTGATGTCCGACTGCGGCCATCTAGCCGTCTACTACGGCATCGCCGACGCGACCGGCGAGGCGCCGGACGACAAGTTCATCTTCGGGAAGGACGCGATCCCCAAGGAGCTGATCCGGCCGATCGTCGAGTCCGGGACGCTGGAGCAGATCGCCAAGGTGCTGTTGGACGCCGGGATCGATCGCTACAAGGACCTGGTCAACGGGACGGGCGAGTACGCCGCGCCAGTGCCGCCCACTGTGCCGCCCACCAGTGCCGCCCATAGTGAGGGGGCCGACCCTGTGCCGCCCATCGAGGGGTCCGCAGTGCCGCCCACCAGCACCGATGCCGCCCACCAGGGCGACGAGAGTGCCGCCCATACGGAGGTGGAAGTGCCGCCCATACTGGATGACGACAGTCCGTTCACCGACGACGGCGAGGATCGAGTGTCGAACACTACCGATCCCGAGTTCGTCGATCCCTACGGCGAGACGGACGACTTCGTCGCGGCCGAGTCGATCGCGCACATCAAGGATGTCGAGAAGCAGAAGTCCGACACCTACGCGCAGCAGATGATCTACGACGCGGTCCGTGACCAGCAGGCCTCCGGGTCCCGCCGGAACTGGTCCACCGTGGCCTCCGAGCTGAGCAACGAGGCCCTCGTCAAGCGGGTGAAGGGCAAGACGGTCCACTGGACCAACAGCTTCACCGGCCGGACCGAGACGGCCAAGGTCACGAAGGACGGAGGCAAGCACCCGACGAAGGTCACCCCCTCGAACTTCGACGTGGAAGCCGCTGGTGAGGACATGCGGCTCCTACACTTCCTGGAGGAAGGTGGCGGTTTCCGCTCCGTTGCCGTAGCGCGCATCGTCAAGGTCGGGTAGATTGTCGATCAAAGCTGACAGGCCAGGAAGCTTCTTCCAGTTCCAGCCGGGTCAGCACACCAGCGACGGAGTTGCTCTGCTCAGCCGCATCGATCGAGGCAAGATTCACGAGCACATCCTGACCCCGCTAGACCGGATCGCGAACGCGATCTACGACGAAGACCAATACGACTAGGTCGGTCGACCCTGACCGGCGACAACTCAATCACTACCGGGGAGACAGCATTGCCACGAGCACCACCCACCCAAGGAGAGCCATCATGCAGGTCATCAACCGCTTCAAGAGCGAGATCGACAATCAGAAGGTCCGGATCACCGTGGCCACCATCAACGCCGACGACGCCACCGAGCTGCTCGTCGCGAACACCGACAACCGGAAACTCCGCACGGCCAAGATCGAGGAGTACCGGCGCGCCATGAACCGAGGAGACTTCCTGTTCAACGGCGACGCCATCCGCGTCGGCACCGTCAAAGGCAAGAACGTCCTGCTCGACGGCCAGCACCGGCTCGAAGCTCTGCTGGCCGCCGACGAGGGGGTCACCATCACCACGCTGATCGTCGAGGGACTCGACCCCGAGGCCCGGAACACCATCGATGTCGGCGCACCCCGCACGGCCGCCAACCTCCTGGAGTTCGGCGGCGAGGACCGCATGGTCAACGCGGTCAACATGGCCGCGCTGGCTCGCGCCGCGCTGATCATGGAGGGCCAGACGATGCCGTCGAAGCTGGAGGTCGTCCAGTTCGCCAAGGCCAACCAGGCCGAGCTGGAGAGGGCCTACCGGCACGGCGTCCACGCGATCGAGGGGTCCCCGCTCAAGGGCGGCGTCACCCCGTACGCGCTGGCCGCATGGTTCATCGGCAAGGCCGAGCCGAACGGCGCCATGATCGAGTACTTCTTCCAGAAGCTCGCCAGCGGGGAGGGCCTGTTCCACGGCGACCCGATCCTCGCGCTACGCAACCGTCTCGTGGCCAACCCGCCGGACACCGCTGGCGGCTCGCGGCACCGATATACGAAGAACTCGGCCATGTTCATCCGGGCCTGGAACGCCTTCGCCGCCGGTCAGAACCTCACCTACATCCGAGGCTGGGGTGAGAACCAGTCCTTCCCGGAGGCCAAGCCGGTCGCCGACAAGATCCGGGACGAGTTCGAGGGCCAGAAGGCGTCTTGACAGATTTGATCGTCAAGCCTTACAATTGAATCTGCCAACCGAATCACCCAAGGAGTTCCAATGCGATCCAAGGACACCCCGACTGACGAGCAGATCTCGAAGCTGCCGAAGTGGGCACGCGAGTACATCTCCGACCTGGCCTACGCCGCCGTCGAAGCGCAGCGCAGGCTCGACGAGCACCAGAAGTCCGTGAAGCCGACCCGGCTGTACTGGACCTCGACCCACGCACTCGACGACAACCCGGTCTATCTCGGCGACGCCAGGTACGACACCATCGTCTACGACATGACCCGCGACGAGGTCGCCGTCAAGCTCCAGGCCGACGGCCGACGGCCCCGCGACATCATCGAGATCAATCGCGGCAGCACCTTCTTCTCCAACGATCGCCGGGAGCGGATGGACACCACGCTCACGCTGCGCGGGGGCGACGGCCGACTGGTCGTCGAGCCGAAGTCCGCTAACGAGTTCGTCGTCCACTACATCGATCGCTGGACCGACCACACCAACGGCTAGGAGCCATCATGGGAGTCACCCGCAAGTCCCTGTCCGTCCTGTCATTCGGCCTGATCAACTTCCGGTCGGCCAAGGAGCGCCAGGCCCGCTACGCTCGGCAGTCCCGAAACGAGCAACGGCTGATGAGCCGCACCCTCCTCGAAACCGCGAGGAGAATGGAGGAGCGGGAACGCCGTCAGTGAAGTCCCTCCTCCGTCTCTGCGGAGGGTGTGGCGCCATCTACACCCTCTGGTTCCACCGTTGCAAGACCACCCAAGGAGCATCATGAGCGTCCCCATCATCAACTTCGCGTCCATCATCGACGACAAGACCATGCAGCAGGCCGAGGCCCTCGCACGGCTGCCGTTCGTCTCCCCCTTCGTCGCACTCATGCCCGACGCGCACTGGGGCCACGGCTCCAGCGTCGGCACGGTGATCCCCACCGAGCGCGCCATCATCCCGGCGGCCGTCGGCGTCGACATCGGCTGCGGCATGATCGCGGTCCGCACCGAGATCCACATCAACCAGATCAAGGACCGTGACCTGTCGGTTCTGCGCAAGATCCTCCAGTCCGAGATCCCGCTGTCGCCGGGGAACTACAACGACGACCTGGAGAAGTTCGACTTCACGGCCGAGAAGATCGCCACCCTGGAGGCTCAGGCCGCTCGGGACAGCGTCGACCTCATGCACTCGAAGAACTGGCGCAACCAGCTCGGTAGCCTCGGCGGCGGGAACCACTTCATCGAGCTGTGTGTCGACCAGCAGGGCTACGTGTGGCTCTTCCTGCACAGCGGCTCGCGCGGGGTCGGCAACAAGATCGCCAGCAAGCACATCCGGCTCGCGCAGAAGATGTGCAAGGACCGCTTCATCCCACTTGAGGACCAGGACCACGCGTTCTTCGTCCAGACGGACGACGAGTTCTGGCAGTACATGAACGAGCTGCGATGGGCACAGAAGTTCGCGCTGCTCAACCGGGACGAGATGATGGACCGCTACGTCTCGACGTTCATGGCCTGGATTCACGGATGGGGAGAGCACGAGTCGCTGGAGGTGGAGCGGGTCAACGCGCACCACAACTACACCGAGTCGCGGGAGATCGGCGGCAAGACCACCTGGCTGACCCGCAAGGGCGCGATCGACGCCAGCGAGGGCAAGATGGGCCTGATCCCCGGTTCGATGGGGGACAAGAGCTACGTCGTGATGGGCCTCGGCAACAAGAAGGGCCTGTACTCCGCGCCGCACGGCGCCGGACGCGCGATGTCGCGCGGCGAGGCCCGGAAGAAGTTCACCACGGACGACCTGGCGGCGTCGATGGTCGGCATCGACTACCGCGACGACGTGGCGGACAAGCTGCTCGACGAGCACCCGGCCGCGTACAAGCCGATCGGCCAGGTGATGGAGGACGCGAAGGAACTCGTCGTCGTCGTCCACGAACTGGATCAGTTGATGAATCTCAAGGGAGAGAAGTGAGAGTAGAGCTTGCCCACACCCGCAAAGGGAGTCACCCCTGGGTGGTCACGATCACCTCGTCCAAGGGTGTCTCAGCATCCTGCAACCATGAGTCGAGGAAGGCTGCCGAGGCATGGGTTGACGAGGTGCTCGGCTCCTCAAGCCCCTATAGTCAGCCTACGATCAAAACGGTGGCTGGGTGCGTAAAGTATCTGAAAGAGGTTCTCGGAGTAGAGGTCAAGGGATCTCTTATCCGCGAGTCCGTCAATGCAGGCAAGCTCCCCGCCTACCGGATTGGGAGTGCTTTCCACTTTGCCCCGCTGGACGTGGACGACTGGATCAAGTCGCTCCGCACAACGTAAGAGAAGAGAACTCAGTGCCCAACTTCATCGTCGATGTCGACAAGACCAACCGGATCAGCTACCTCGTGGAGGATGTGGACTCCGCCGAGGAGGCCGGGGATCGCTACGCCGACCACGGCGTGATCGTCCACTCCGAGGCCGCCGAGTCGATCGCCGGAGTGTCCGCAGCAGAATGACCGTGCTCGAACCGGGTCGCTGGCGCGAGCGCAAAGCACCCAAGAAAACAGGCGTGTTCGTGGAGGTGGAAGTCATCAAGGACCGCGATGGCTTCCCCCTCTACCTGGTCGAGGTCAAGGGGTACGGCAAGCTCCGTGCCCCTTGCTTCGGCAACACCAAGCGCAAGAGCGAGGTGGCTGACGTGGCGTTCGCCGCTCTCCGGGAACTGACCGGCAAGCAGCGAGCGCACTGGTGGATCAAGCGGCTGACATTCAATTTCGCAGAGGAGTTCTGACCCGGTGGGGATCACGATCGAATACGACAGTCCGGCCGAGGAAGCACGAGCACTGGCGCTGCGCGCCGGGAAAGTCTGGTGCGACCTCGATGGCGAGCACATCGATGTCTGGTGGTCCTCGACCAAGAACTACCAGGAGGGCTACGGCGTCCGGCTCAAGGCCCTCGGCGGGAAGAAGATCAACAACGGCGGGGGCCAGCTCGTCCTGTCGTTGACGAACTGCCGCAGCCTGCGGGAAGAGTTCGGCGACACCCTGGAGGTCGGCGAGGCGCTCGACGACTGGGCCTGGGACGAGATCGAACGGCTCAACTCCATCGACAACTTCTCGTCAGCGGACAGCGACGCCGAGCTGTCGGCCGCGTTCCGGCTGGAGGCGCCGCGCATCGCTCGCGTCATGCACGCGTACCAGCGCGCTGGCGTGGCGTTCTGCGCCACCACCCGCCGAGCACTGCTGGCCGACCAGCCCGGTCTAGGCAAGACGCTCCAGACGATCGGGTGCATGGTCGAGGCCGGAGTGGAGGGGGACATCCTGTGTGCCTCGCCGACGGCCGCGCGCACCATCACCTGGCCGCACGAGATGAAGACCTGGCTCCCGCAGGACGAGATCATCGTCGTCGAGGGGACCGGCAAGCGGCGCCACGAGATCCTCGCCGAGGCCCTGTCGCGGCCGAGGACGACCAAGCGCCGGTGGTTCATGGTCAACCTGGAGATGTGCCGCGCGTCGTGGGTGAAGCCGTCGAAGGAGCTGCGGTACCCCAAGAACGGCCCGAACAGCCAGCGCGGCGAGTTCCCGGTGAAGAAGTGGTTCCCGGTCGACGGCTGGTGGGACTTCCAGTACCCCGAGCTGTTCTCCCTGGAGTGGGCCGGGATCGTGGTGGACGAGAGCCACCGCTGCCTGATCACCCACACCGGCACCCCGCAGGGGATGACGCTCGTCCGCGCCGGGATGCACCACCTCAAACTCCAGCGGGATGGCATCAAGCTCGCGCTGTCCGGCACCCCGATGCGGGGCAAGCCGGAGAACCTGTGGGGGACGCTGAACTGGCTGTACCCGGAGGAGTACTCGTCCTACTGGGACTGGGTGAAGCGCTGGTTCATCACGCTCGGGGAGAAGTCCAAGGTCGAGATCGAGTCGCTCGATGAGGACAAGTCCAAGCTGTTCTACGAGGACATCAAGCCGATGATGTTGCGGCGCACCAAGGCCGAGGTTCTCAAGCAGCTCCCACCCAAGCTGTACGCCGGGACCCCGCTGCCGGACGAGTTCGGTCACGTGGACGAGAACTCGCCGGTCGGCCACTGGATCGAGATGTCGCCGAAACAGAAGAAGGCCTACGACGACATCCAGCTCCAGGCCGAGACACTCCTGGAGTCCGGCATCCTCGTCGCGAACGGCGTGCTCGCCGAGCTGACCCGGCTCAAGCAGTTCGCCACCTGCTACGGGGACCTCATCGAGAAGCCGAACAAAGACGGCGACATCGACTATCAGTTCATCCCCAAGCTCCCGAGCGCCAAGTACGACTGGCTGGTCGAGTTCCTCGACGACCTCGGGATCAACAAGCACAGCTCGATGGAGCCGGACGAGGAGGATGAGGTCCGCAAGGTGGTCGTGGCCAGCCAGTTCACGTCGATCCTGGACCTCTACGAGACCGAGCTGAACAAGAAGGGGATCGAGACCCTCAAGATCACCGGCAAGGTCCGGGACAAGGACCGCGCGGCCGCCAAGGAGCGCTGGCAGCAGGACGGCGGACCCCGCGTCTTCCTGCTGAACACCCAGGCGGGTGGGGTCTCGCTGACCCTCGACGCGGCCGACGATCTCGTGTTCCTCGACGAGACGTGGATTCCGGACGACCAGGAGCAGGTGGAGGACCGGATTCACCGGGCCTCACGGCTCCACCAGGTGACGATCCACTACCTCCGTGCTCTCGGCACGGTGGAGGAAGCCATCGCGCTCACAACCGGTTCCAGGGAGCGCACGACCAAGCTCCTGCTGGACGGGGAGCGTGGCGTGGGGTTCGCAAAGAAGCTGCTAACACCCATCAAGAGAGCAGCTTGACAGCTTTGTCGATCAAAGCCTATAGTTTGAGTTCTTAGCGGAGGGGCCGATGACCCCTGGTCTCGGGTATGTGCGAGAGGGTATAGCCCACTCGGTCAACGGCTCGGATTTACGGATGAGGCCCCTCCGCCACGTGCTGCCAAGCAACCAAGGAGAACAGTGAGCTTCATCCCCGATTTCATGCGCGAAACGTTGAAAGCAAACAAGTTCGACATCGGCGCCGACGTGGCGCTGGTCTACGAGAACGGGACCGGCGGCCTTCATCGGTCGATCATCGGGACTCTCGTCTACCCGCCGGGGGAAGACAACAGCGGCACCGTCGACCCGCTCGACGGGCAGACCACCTGGATCTTCCCCAGGTCGAAGGCCGACGGCACCCCGGCGCAGAGCGACATCCGGGCCTCGCTGCTCCGGGTCAACAATCGTTTCGTAATCGAAACCGGCACGGTCTTTCACGCTGCCGACTACCAAGAAGATGAGGACGCGAGTGAAGAGAAAGAGTGAAGCAGAGCAGGCCCCCGAGTTCCGCGTGGAGCAGAAGGTCCAGCTCGACAAGCAGCCGTTCGTCTGGACGGTCCTGGAGGTCGGTGTCGAGGGCTTCCGCAACCGGGCCAAGATCCGGACGTTCGACCCCCACGCGATCGTGCAGACGATTACGCGCACCGTCGATGTCATCCGGCTGACGCCGCTGACCGACGAGCAGGCGGCCTCGTTCCGCAAGCTCCTGACCCCGCTGGAGAAGCAGTGACGGAGGCGCGGCCGATCTGCTCGGTCGCCATCTGCGACAGGCCGGTTCTGGCCAAGGGACTCTGCACCGGCCACTACAGCCGGGTGTGGCGCACCGGCCAGCTCAAGCCGGACGTGCCGATCAAGACCGAGATGTACGTCCCGCACCCGGAGACCCACAACAACGGCGCTCGGAACAAGTGCATCAACGGCCACGAGTTCAATGAAGCGAACACGGCCATCGAGTACTGGCGCGACGGGACGTTCAAATCCCGCCGGTGCCGGACGTGCGCTGGCCTCAAACAGCGGAAGGTGGATGCGTGACCGTCGATCTCGAACTTCCCATGCTCCGGACCTCGGAGCGGAAGTCGTTCAAGCGGTGCCCCGCTCAGTGGTGGTGGGGGTGGCGCGAGGGCCTGACCCCGAAGCGTCGCAAGTCCGGAGCGCTGTGGTTCGGTACCGGCATCCACCTGGCCTTGGAGCACTGGTACATCCCCGGCAAGGAACGCGGGGTGGACCCACGGGAGACGTTCGCCAAGTTCGTCGGCGAGCAGGTCACCCACATCAAGACCGAGATGCTCAACGGCGACGCGCCGGACGGCTCGGACATCATCTGGATGGAGGCCGGGGAGCTCGGCGAGGCCATGCTCACGAACTACCTTCGGGAGTACGGCCACGACGAGCAGTGGGAGGTCATCTCTCCGGAGCAGACCTTCCAGGTGAAGGTACCCCGACCGGGGACCCGGACCCCGGTGGTCAACTACGCCGGTACCTTCGACCTGGTGGCGCGCAACCACAAGGACGGCAAGCTCTACCTGTGGGACCACAAAACTGCCAAGTCCATCCAGATCGGGCATCTCCCGCTGGACGACCAGGCGGGGTCCTACTGGGCCGTGGCGACGCACGTCCTCCGGAAGCAGGGCCTCATCGGGCCGCGCGAGTCCCTCAAGGGCATCGTCTACAACTTCCTGATGAAGTCCCCACCGGACCCTCGGCCGCAGAACGACCTCGGCCAGTACTGCAACAAGCCGGTCAAGAAGCACTACGTCAATGCGTTGATCCACGAGGAGTTCCAGGATCGGCCGGACGTGTCGACGGAGGAGTTCGAGCAGTTCTCGGTCGAGATCAACAAGATGTCGCTGGCCAAGCTCGCGGAGACGGCCGAAAAGAACAGCCTGGTCGTGCTCGGAGATCCCTCCGAGAAGCAGCCCTCGAAGCGCTTCCTCCGGACTACGGTGGAACGCACGTCCGCCGAGCGCAAGAAGCAGATCGAGCGGATCGGCGCCGAGGCCACCGTGATGGACATGTACCGCTACGGTGAGCTTCCGATCATCAAGAACCCCACGAAGGACTGCCAGTGGGACTGCGATTTCCGGGAGCTGTGCCAGATCGACGAAGACGGCGGGGACACCGAGGAGTACATCAGCCTCGTCTACAACCGCGAAAACCCCTATGCAGCACACACAATCGAGGAAGAGGACTAAAGTGCCACTCAACCACGCTCACACCTACCAGGTCTCCTACTACGGCCCCGCTGAGCTGATCAAGGAGCCGGAGGATCGTGGCTACCCCAAGCACCGTCGCGTCCGCGCCGTGTCGGCCAACCGTGCTATCAATGCGGTCATGACCTCGCTGCTCAACGAGCGCAAGGAAGTCGGTGGCTCGGCCTCCAAGCGGGAGTTCCTCATCCTGGAGGCGAAGGTCGTAGCCTGATAGCTTTGACAGTCAAAGCTGTTGTGCTAGAGTCGTAAACGCCAATCAGAAGGAGCGCAAGTGTCAGTCGATCTCCCCGATGACATCATCGGTTTCGAGGATTACACCGAGTCGATCAACATGATGATCTACGCCGACTCGGGCATGGGCAAGACCATCGTCGCCGGTTCCGACAAGACCCTGGTGCTCGCCACCGAGGACGGAACCATCGCAGCGGCGCGCCAGGGAGCCAAGCGCCACGGCGGCGCCGTGTGGCCCACCAAGACGGTCGAGTCCTTCACCAAGGCCGTCGACTGGCTGGAGGAGAACGTCGAGGACCCGAAGTTCCCCTACCGCTGGGTCTCCGTCGACACGGCCACCGAACTCCAGAGCATCATGCTCCGGCACCTGGTGGACCGCCGCGTCGAGGAGGGGATCGCGAAGTCGCTCAACCCCTTCAAGGTGGAGCTCCAGGAGTACGGCGAGATGCACGAGATGTTCCGCACGTACGTCCGCAAGCTCAACGACCTCCCCGTCAACGTCCTGTGGACCGCGCAGGCCATGATGACCGAGGACGAAGAGGGCAACGAGTTCCGGATGCCGATGTTCCAGGGCAAGGGCAATCAGATGGCCATGTGGATGGCCTCCAAGATGCACTGCTACGGCTACCTGCACCTGGCCAACGTCGCCGTCAAGACCGACAGCGGGACCAAGACCGTCCAGCGCCGTCGCATTCAGTGGCAGGCCAGCGAGCACGTCCGGGCCAAGGACCGCTTCGACGCTCTCGGCAAGTTCACCACCGTCGGCGACGCCAGCAAGACGGCCCCGCTCAAGGACCTGACCAAGATGATCCTGGACTCGGCGACCATCGAGGAGCCGACCCCGGAGCCGAAGAAGGCCCCGGCCAAGAAGGTTGCACCTGCCAAGGCTGCCGCAACCGCCTAAGCTCGACCATCCACCCGCTCTAACACAGGAGATAAATCAGTGCCCAAGCTCAAGCTCAATGGCAACGTCGGCGTCGATGCGGCGAAGGTCGATGCCGTCGAAGGGTTCTCGACGTACGACGGCCCGGTTCCTCCGGCGGGCCTGTACCCCGCCAGCGTCATCTCCATCAAGGTGGGGGAGTCGAAGGAAAGCAAGAAGGCGATGCTGACGGTCTACACCAAGATCGACGCGCCGAAGAACGACAAGAAGAAGCGCCACGAGTACAACGGCTACCTCATGTCGGACTTCCTGGTGATCCCGGACGACAAGAACTACGAGCACTACGGTCTCCAGGTCGGCCAGATCAACCGCTTCCTCGACGCGCTGTCCGGGGAGGACATGGAGGTCCGCCGCAAGTTCTGGAGCGGCAACGCCGTGACCTCGGCCGACGGCAAGAAGCTGGAGTCGGTCGGCACCGTCAAGATCAAGGGTGGCGTCAAGGTCATCGTCAACACCAAGAAGGACTCCTACAAGCGCAAGGAGAAGGACTCGGAGACCGGCAAGGAAGAGCTGGTCACCGTGGACACCCTTCGGATCAACGACTACCTGATGGCACCCAAGTCGTCGGCGGTCGAAGAGGCTCCGGCCGAAGAGGGGGCCAGCGAGGACGACTTCGAGGACACCGAGGTCGAGTACGAAGATGCCGAGGAAGGCGAAGAATCGGATGACAGTTCGTTCGTTGATGATTCCGATGAGGCTGACGCTGACGACGAAGACGTGGAGTCTGACTCTGACGCCGGGGACGAGGCCGACGAGGACTCTGAGCCTGGAGATTCCGACGAAGATCCGGCTGACGATGACGGAGCCGAGGACGCTGACGGATCGGACGAGAGCACCGATGCGGAGGATGAAGGCGACATCGAGGGTGTTGCCTCCGAGGTGAGCGTCGACACCGACGAGGGAGAAGTTCCCGCCAAGGCGGCCCCGCGCAAGCGCCGTTCCGCGTTCTGATTCCTGACAAGGGGGAGCATCTTCGGGTGCTCCCCCTTGTTGCATCCCACCCAAGGAGAAACCCATGCCTGCCTGCCACATCCACCCCGAAAAGAGGAAGTTCGGGACCCAAGCTGCTGCCGAGCAGAACATGTACGCCATGTGGCGAAAGGGCCGTCGCCAGCGGATCGTCTGCCGCGTCTACGAGTGCGACTGCGGTGGCTGGCACATGACGAAGAAGCCGCGTATCAACCGAGAACGAGGAGAGCAGTGAACACCACCATCGAGCAAGTCGGCGACGACTACCTGGACGAGAAGGTCCTCCAGGAGAACTCCGAGACCCACGTCGTGTACGTCACCTCCCAGGAGGACCCCGCTGTGTTCGTCGGTGAGGTGCTCCAGGAGATCGCGTACCGCAACCCCCGCTTCAAGCTGGTCCAGGTCGACGCCTTCGCCGTGAAGTTCGCCGAGACCTACCAGGTGCTCACCATCCCCACGACGTTCATCTTCAAGCGGGGCAAGCTGGTCACCACCCTCGGCGGCTTCATCCCCGCTGAGCTGGTCGAGGAGACCATCGAGAAGGAGACTCGGCCGAAGAGCGTCGACCTCCTCCTCGACGAGCTGAAAAACCAGCGCGAGCAGCGCGAGGAGTGATCCCGGCGCGGAGCCGCTGCGTTCCTCGCCACGTGCAGTGCTCCTGGTCGCATGTCGAGCAAGTCGCCGGATACCGGGACGAACGACAGCGCCAGGAGCGCCAGCGCGAGGACGAGACCCTCGGCTATGAGACCGAACTCGAAGAGTGGAATCGCACCCACCAGATGATCACGTTCAAACAGTGGCTTATCATGGGTGCTCGATAGATTTAACGACCAAAGGGAACACCTTGGCTGCCAAGAAGATGCACTTCTGCTCACTCCACACCCACACGACCTTCTCCCACGGCGACGGCTACGGCCTCGTCTCCGAGCACTTCGACCAGGCCGACGCGCTCGGGATCGGCGCCATCGCGACGACCGAGCACCGCTCCACCAGCTCGCACGTGATGTTCGAGATGGAAGCCGAGCTGCGCGGCATGAAGGCCATCTACGGCTGCGAGTTCGACGTGGCCATGCCGAACGAGCCGTACCGGCGCCACTTCCATCAGACCGTGCTCGCGATGGACGAGGAGGGCTACCGCAACCTCAACCGGCTGATGACGCTGGCCTGGAAGCAGACCCACTACGTCCCCCGGCTGTACGTCCCGCAGCTCCTCGACCCGGAGCTGACCAAGGGCCTCATCGTGCTCAGCGGGTGCTGTGACAGCTTCCTGTCCTGCACGATCCTCGGCGGCAAGACGTTCGGCGACAAGAAGCAGGACTGGGAGCAGGAGGACATCCGCGCCGGACGCATCTTGGTCGAGCAGTACCAGCAGGTGTACGGCGACCGCTACTACCTGGAGTGCCAGCAGTTCCCGCAGTTGGAGCGCTCGACCATCCTCAACCAAGCCTTCATGGACATCTCGTCGGTCACCGGCGTCGAGCCGGTCGTGACGGCGGACATCCACTACCCGCTGGAGGAGCACCAGGAGATCCAGCCGTTCCTGCACATGGCGCACCGTGGCGGGACCCTGGAGAGCGAAGCCGACTCGGACTGGGAGTACAACATCTCGCTGGCCTACCCGGAGTCCGACCAGGTCGTACTCGACCACCTGATGCAGCAGCAGCTCACCGAGACGGAGGCCAAGCGGGCGCTGCGCAACACCGGCCTGATCGCCGACCGGTGCAACGTCAAGCTCCCCACCTCGGAGCGAATCCGCTACAACATCACGGAGAAGGACTGGAACGCATGGGTATGACCGTCGTCGCGCCGAAGAAGGACCCGGCCAAGGTAGCTCGGCCGGAGCTGCGCGAGTCCGCGCGTCTGCTCCAGACGTGGATACAGCACGGTATCGACTACCGGCTGGCCACCAACCCGCAGTTCAAGGAGCGCTACTTCGCCGACGAGATCGGCTACCTGGAGCGGGTCCGGCACGAGTTCAAGGTCATCGCGGACAAGGACTTCTGCGACTACTTCCTGGTCACCTCGGACCTGATCCGCTGGGCAAAGGACGTGGCCAAGATGGGCGTCGGCCCCGGCCGTGGATCGGCCGCCGGGTCGCTGCTCTGCTACCTGATCCGCATCACCGAGATCGACCCGATGCAGTTCCCGCTGATGCAGTTCGAGCGGTTCATCGACCCGTCGCGTCCCGACATGCCGGACATCGACATCGACTTCGCACGGCCCATCGAGGTGTTCCGGCACGCCGAGGAGCTGTACGGCGCCGGGTACGTGGCGCACATTGGGAACTTCATGCGCTACCGGGGCCGGACGGCCGTCAAGGACATCGCGCGCGTCATCCAGATGCCGTTCAAGGACGAGGCCGACTTCAAGGCGCTCATCGCCGACCGGCCGGACGGGGACCCGCGCGAGAACGACTCTATCCTCGACACCATCGATGCGTTCCCCGCTGCTCGGGAGATCTACGAGCGCTACGAGGACATCGGGATGAGGATCGCCCCCAAGCTGGAGGGCAACCTCCGGGGCCTCGGCGTCCACGCCGCCGGGATGGTCATCTCGAACACCCCGATCACCGACATCTGCGCCGTCTACTCGAAGGAGAACTCCGAGGGCGAGACCGTCGAGGTCATCGCCTACGACAAGCGGGATGCCGAGCGCCAGGGGATGCTCAAGCTCGACGCGCTGGGCCTGACCACCATGCAGATCGCGGAGGACGTGATCGAGATGGTGCCGGAGCTGACGTTCGAGCAGTTCTACGCCATGCCGCTGGACGACCCCAAGGTGCTGACGGCGTTCGTCAAGGCCGACCTGACCGGCATCTTCCAGTTCGAGGGCCGGACGACCAAGTCGATCGTCCAGAAGGTGTTCAAGAACTCGAAGCCGCGCAAGGTCAACGGGTCCAACTTCACGGACGGACTGCACGAGATCGACTTCCTCACCCTCGCCGACATCAACGCGCTGTCGCGTCCCGGCTCGCTCATCAGCGGGATGACGGCGCGCTACGAGAAGATCTCGCAGGGGGAGGCCGAGCCGCGCGACTACGGCTACGACGCCGTCAACGAGATCATGAAGGACACGCTGGGCTGCCTGGTGTACCAGGAGCAGGTGATGGCGATGGGTCGCGCCGCTGGGATGCCGGGGGACCGGGTCGGCGCGCTGCGCCGGATCATCGGCAAGAAAAAGGCCGGTGGCGCTTTCGACGAGTTCTGGGCCGAGTTCCGCGACGGCATGGCCGAGCACCAGGGGATGCCGGAGGAGGAGGCGAAGGAACTGTGGGACTTCATGGCCGCCAGCTCGTCGTACCTGTTCAACATCGCGCACGCCGTCAGCTACGCCGTCATCGCCTACTGGGCCATGTGGATGAAGGTCTACTACCCGACCGAGTTCTACGCCGCGTCGTTGCGCTACGCCAAGAAGACGAAGGACAAGGACCCCGCTCTGGCGCTGATGCAGGACGCGCTCCGGCACAACGTCAATGTCCACGCGCCGGACATCTACCAGTCCGACAAGACCTGGCGGGTGCTCTCGGAGAGGAACATCCGCGCTGGCTTCATGCAGTTCCACGGCATCGGCGAGCGGGTGGCCGACAACATCCTGGAGTACCGCCGGGAGATGGGCTGGGAGCGGCCGGAGAGCGGCGGCATCAACTTCGACGCACTGGGCATCGGCTGGAAGGACCTGCTCTACGTCGGCCCGAAGTACAGCACCAAGAAGGTCCCGGCCGAGCCGTACCTCTTCCACGGGCACAAGTACGTCAAGGACGCCGATGGCGACTTCATCATGGGAGAGGACGGCAAGCGCCTGCGGGAGCCGTACACCGAGGAGCGGGACTGGGTCATCGAGAAGACGCTGCGCACCCCCGCCAAGGGAGTGTCCGGCTGCGGCCCGAAGATGGTCGAGTCGATGATCGCTTTCGCCGAGGCCGACGACCCGTTCAACATCCACTATGCGGCGCAGGCCGTGGACACGGTGCGGAACTACCTGCTCGCCGGTGAGCTGGACCCGCTGTACCCGGTGACGGCCGATGCGCACGACCTCCAGCTCCCGACCTACACGGACCAGGAGGTCATCTTCGCCGGACTGGTGAAGGAGGTCCGGTACATCGACGTCATCGACGACATGCGCAAGCGGGAGAACAGGTCCGCCGACGACATCCGAGCCGAACTCGACGACCCACACCTGAGTACGAAGGCCAAGGTGATCTGCATCGACGAGCACGGGATGGATGTCCACGTGAACGTCAGCCGGTACCAGTACCCCAAGCTCCAGGACGAACTCACGGCCATCACGGTCGGTACCGATGTCGCCTACGTCGTCGGCAAGTGCCGCGAGGGGTTCGGCCCGACCATCCAGGCGAAGACCGTCATCGCCATCGACCCCACGGAGGACTGAGTGCCCACCCCGAACGAGTACCCGGCCGAGTGGACGGACCGGAAGGCCGTCCTGCTCGACAACCCGGACCGACCGGCCCCGCTGGAGGAGCGGGTGGCGGCTCATTTCACTGACCGAGAACTACTGGCCGCCGCCAAGAGGCTGACGGTCGCCGCGTTCGACCCCGGCGGCACCACCGGCTGGTCGGTGATGATGGTCGACTACGAGGACCTCAAGGACCCGCGCAAGTCCGTCCACGGCAACCTCCGGCGCTGGTACCACGGCCAGGTGGACTGCGGGTCGACCTCCGGCAACGCCGCCGACAGCGCGTCGGCGAACGACTACGACCTCGGGATCTCGGAGACCGGCGAGGCCGCTGGCGTCGCGATCTGCGAGAACATCATCGGGGAGGCGCTGGCGATGGCCGTCGGCCCGATCGCGGCCGTCATCGAGGACTTCATCATCGACCCGGAGCGGATGAACACCGGCCGGGACTTCCTGTCGCCGGTGCGGGTCATGTCCCGCCTGGAGCAGTTGCTCTGGGAGTCCCGTTCGACGACGGTCCACAAGCAGATGCCATCCGAGAAGCCGACGGCGTCCGACGACCGGCTCAAGCAGTGGGGGATGTATACCGGAGGAAACGGGGACCGGCACTCGCGCGACGCCGACCGCCATGCGCTGGTCTTTCTCCGCAAGCTCAAGCAGAAGCAGAGCCGCATTCGGACGGCCTTCCCGCAGATCGCGGAGGCCCGCAAGCGGGGCCTGTTGTGAGGTTTGATCGTTAAATGGTACAGTTTTGAGGTCAGATAGAAATGACGCTCAAATCGGAGGCCACAATGAGCACCAACGAAGCACACGAAGTCCTCCCCCTGGCCGATGAGGCCGGGGCGGAGGACTCTTCCATCGATGTCCCCAACGACCTGATCGAGCTGTCGGCTGCCGCCGCCATCGTCGGCGTGTCGGTCCAGACGCTCCGGCGCATGGAGGAGCGCGGCAAGATCAGCGCCAAGCGCACCACCGGCGGTCACCGGCGCTTCTGGACGCACGACTGCATCCGGCTCGCCGCGTCCAGCCCGGACGAGATCTACCGTGGCAGCGCAGAGATGGGCCTCACGGAAGAGGAACTCGCGCAGTCGATTACCGCCGACGACGCCGCGAAGCGCCTCGGGGTGTCCCGGCCGACGCTGCGCCGCTGGGAGCGCGAGGGCAAGATCATCCCGCTGCGGGGACGCATGGGCAAGAAGGTCCTCTACAACCGCGAGAGCATCGAGATGCTCGCCGAGATCGGGGAGTGACATGCGGAAGCTGTCAACGAACGATGTCAAGGTTGCCGTCGCCAACACGGTGAAGTCGATCCGCATGTCGGCGAAGGCCGGGAAGCTCTCGACGGACGAGAAGACCCACTCGCTCAACCGGCTGGAGTACCAGGACGACATCTGCGGGAACTGCGGCGAGGTCATCAACGACGAGGACCTCGCCAGCCTCCTGGCGGAGCGTCTGGCCATGCAGGGATTCGTCCTATATCACGACGAGGACGCCGCACGCGAGTATCTTTCCCAGGGACTCGCTAGAGTTGAGGGGTTCCTCCGCGAGTAAGGACTCCCGAGACGTGACCCAGATCAACATGGCGGAAGCGCTCTGCCATACCCAGTACGCATCCCAAGCTCGACTGTGGGACGACGACCTCGACGGCAACGAGAAGAACGCTCGCGCCGAGACCCCCACCGAACGTCGCGACCGGCACTTGCTCGCCAAGGCAGTGTGTAGTGCGTGTACTCAGAGTAGTGTATGCTACTTCGTGGGCCGGAACGATCCCTCTGCCACAGGGATTTACGGCGGCCGACTCGTATGAACCCCACCCAAGGAGACCCTCATGGAGCATGGCTCCGATGACATAGCCCACCTCTTCCAGGACTTCAAAGCCTCCCTCGAATGCGAGGTGACCGGCCAGCCCTACTCCCGCTCGGACGGGCCGATGAAGGAAGTCCCGGTACGCGGCAAGTGCCCGAACCCTGCCGTCTCGTGGATCTCCTGGCGCGCCTGCGTCTGCATGGCCGACATCCGCCGGTGGCAGGAACTCAACCCCGGCGTGCCGATCACCCACGGCCCCGTGATCAAAGGCGGCCTGTGTGTCGTCGGCCTGCCGATGTGCCAGTCCCACATCGACTACTTCACAAGGTACATCCTCTACCCGTTCACCTGCCCCAAGTGCGGTGTGAGCTACCTCCAGGCTGGCGAAATGCTCATCGCCGGTGACGATCTCTGAGAAGGACACCATGACCTACGCTGCTGCTGCTGCCGAATACCTCGACTGGGACTGGAACACCCCGCTCCCTCTTCCCGCTGGCGCGAAGTACCCGCCGCCGGAGGGATCGACCGGCAACATCCCTGATGTCGCCGAGAAGACGATCCGGGGATGGATCAAGAACAACCCGGACGCGAACGTCGGCCTCCGGATGCCGCGCTTCACCCATCTCGACGGCAAGGACTACGAGGTCATCGGCATCGATGTCGACCACTACGACACCAAGCGTGGCTGGGACACCGTCGAGCACGTCATCGAGAGGGCCGGAGAACTCCCGCAGACCTGGAAGTCCAGCTCGCGGGGCCTGGAGAACCCCGGCGGGATCTACTACTTCCGCGTCCCCGCTGGCAAGAAGTGGCTCGGCAAGCTCGGCGACGACGTGGAGATCATCCAGCGCTCGCACCGGTACGCCGTCGCCCCGCCGTCGGTCGTCAAGGACCGGGTCTACTCCTGGTACTTCGTGGACCTCGAAGGTGACGGTGGAACCACCGAAGCGGAGCGTCCGAGTCCCGAAGACCTGCCGGAGCTGCCGGATGCCTGGCAGCACCGTCTCCTCAAGGGGGAGGCCAGCGACCGTCAGCGGTCCGGCAAACCGGTCGACGACGAGCTGACCAGCTTCAAGGACGTGCGGAAGTGGATGGCCAAGAGCCTCCCCGGCTACGACAAGGCCATGTCGTCCGAGATGGCGCGCTGCGCCGACCTCGACGTGCTCCGCGAGGAAGCCACTGGCGGCGCGCACGACATGCTCGTCTCCCGCTCGCATCGTGCTGTGATGCTAGCGGCCGAGGGTCACCACGGACTCCAGGCGGCCATCGAGAACATCTCGACGGCGTTCTACGGCGAGGTGCTTGGGGAGCACGACGAGTCGTCTACCCGGCGCGGCGCCGAGGAGGCGCGCCGAGAGGTCTCTCGCGCGATCGGACAGGAGATCGAGAAGCTCCGCCAGGACATCGCCGACGAGTACATTATGATCTCCGCGACCGGCGGCTACTCGGCGGAAGACGCCGAGACCGACATCTCCGGCCTGCTGGCACAGCTCGCCAAGCGCAAGTCGCGCAGCATCGAGATGATCGAGGACTACGCCGACAACCACCGGGGCATGGCCAAGATGCAGCGCGAATACTGGGGAGACGACATCAAGCCGATCATCGGGACCGCCGACTGGGCCGTCTGGGACGAGGGCGCTGGACGGCTGCGCAAACTGTCGATGGCGGATCAGTACTGGATGGTCGGACTCGGGGTCGAGCTCCCGCTCAAGGAGGAGGCGACCAGGCTCTACGGCCTGGCAGACCGGTACGACGAGAGCGACCAGGAGGACGAGGCCAAGAAGTCGCGCAAGCTGGCGGGGGACTACGATCG